GTTGTGAATGCCTCTTGCGCTGTAACTAACGCCTCGGAATCACCGGACTCGTATGCGGCTTTGAATTGGGCTTTAGCTTGCGCAAACTCTTGCGCGGCAACCGTCCTTGCCTGATCCAGAATAACCTTATGGTTATTCCCCATGGAACTCTTTAGCTGCTCATTCTCAGCGAGGATGCGCTGCGCAATACTAATAGCCTCTTCCCGCTCACGTAACGCGGATTCTTTCTGACGCCGCTCCTCATGACGGGCTTTGCTAAGATGCGACAGACGATCACGCAAGCGCGTGTCTTTATACCGAGATAGCTCCTCGTCGGTGACCTCATCCGGCTCGTCCTCCATAGGCTTGCGCCCACGGTCTTCGGCAGGGGTGTCGTCGACAACTTCCAGCTTTACCGGTGCTTCGTCGTCTTCAATCTCAAACTCGACCTTATCGTCGCTTTTGGCATTAATTTCTACCTCATCGGGGAACTTAAAGTCGTCTTTGTCCATATCTGCCATGGATATCTCCTTAGTTTACGCGGCCAATGCCACGGGGATCTTCAACCACTGCCTCAATTGAGTCGTCATTAATTAGACGGAACTCTCGACCGTGGATCTTGAACCGAGTGCCGGTGTTGGCGCGACACATAATGAAGTCACCCTTTTTGCACCATGGGCCGGTGGGGAACCGGGTGGTGTCGGAGTACGCCATGTCACCAAGCTCGACCACAAACAGCACATTAGACAGAAGCTGCTCGTAGTGCACAGTCGTGTTGGCCTTGAGGATTCCGTTCTCGTATTCCTCGTCAATGTCAGGCAATGTCACAAGGATCTTATAGCCTTTGGGCTGGGGTAGCTGGGTAGCTTTCTGTTCTTCGGTCTTATTTAGCAGCAGCGATAGATCCACGGCGTCATTCATTCTCAAATTCCTTCATACGATCAAAAAGTTCCTCAAGGTCTTGATTTGCTTGGAGTAGACCTTTGATGACTCCAACCGCTTCGCGGTACTCTGCAACGTCTTTAGCGCCACCAGAACTCAAGAAGTCCGTTATGACCTCCCGTCTGTTCTTGTTGCGCTCTTGTAAATATCGGAACAGTCTCTCGTCCATTTATCTCCCCGGTGGGCGGTTAATTTGCGCTTTGACCTGCGCGGCACGAATGTTTGCGTCGACCCCAATCCGATCTCGCTCAAGCTGGAGCTTCTGTTGGGCAATTTGAGCGTCAGTCTGGTCTTTCTGGGCCTTGCGCTGCACGTCTTGCTGTTTAAGCTGCAACTCAGCCTGCTGCAACTGGATGAGAGGATCTTGTGCCACTTGTTGAGCCTGTTGTTGAGCCGCCTGACCTTGGTGAATCTGAAGTAGCTGCTGGCTGGCCTGTGCGACCATCCGTGACAACTGAACCTCAACTTCTGGGGGCATCTCGGCATCTGGCGCTGGCATATGCACGCCCATCCGGTCCTCGATCTGCTTGCGGTACGCAAACCCTAGGTGCTCTGCAATATGAGCCTGCATCGCTGCCATCAGCATCTGAGCCTGAGGGTTCTGGCCCATCTGCTTCATGATCATCGGGTCTTGCATGAACGAATTGTGCGTCGCAATATGAGCGTCGTGATCCTGATAGATAAACGCCTTCACGGGTTTACCCTTGAGCACAGACATGTTCTCACTTATCGGATCACGAGGCTTTTCATCGTCCTCGACCGGAACCAAGTCCTCGCCATTCTTAATACCAAGGATCTCGATCATCTGCCGGTGCAGGTTTGGCAGGTTGTAGATCTGAGGTGCGGTGCTCGCTAACTGGATAACAGCTTGGTACTGCATGATGCGTTGTGCCATCGTGCTGCTGTTAGGGTCGCTGACTGGTATGACCTCCACCATGTCATAGTCAGCCTGCTTTACCTTGCGGTCAGACGTGAAGTCTGGCGTGTAGCTATACTCCGGGGGCGTATAGTCTCGGATGATGTTCTTGAGGAGCTTGAACTCCTCCTTCATCGAGAAGTGCACCCGTGCCTGCACGGCAGACATTGTTTTGAGCGTGCGTTCTAATAAAGCGAGCGTGGTCCCGACAGGTGCATTTGCGCTCATGTCAGATATATTCATATCTGATATCGCACCAAGCCTGCGGCCTTCCTCCGTGATCTTGTCCAACAGACCAGACAGAACCATGGATGGTTCTTTGTACGGCAGCGGCATCACGTTGTCTTTTAACGCTCCGCTAGGAATGTCTACGTCCCTAAACTCTCCGGGGGAGATGGGCGTGTCGTCACCTTTGATCCGCAGTCCTCGTGTCTTCAGTCCACCCGGCAGGTTAGCGAGAGTACCTGCATCGACAAGCTGACGAATAAGAGAAGTACCGGCACGAGCATAGCCACCAATAATATGAATAAGGCCCATGCCATACACTCCGAATCCCGGAATGTAGTTGTACTGCACGAAGTGCTGTCGCTTGAGTCGTTTCTGGTCATCTGGGTTCCAGTTGCGACGGATTGCTAAAACTTTTTGAGTCCCGCGCTCATATGTGATGATGTACGGCAGGGCGATCTCGTCAGGGTCCTCATATCCCGGCAGGTCGTAGTCAATGTGGACTTCGCACGTCTGATACCGGTCATCGTCAGTAATAGAGTAGCCTTGCTCGTCGGCTTTTTTCTTCTCGATGTCGGTTGCGATGCTGACAGGCTCACCAAGCTCAACATCACGGTAAAACCCAGCTACTTGCAGCTTGCGGATCTCGTTTTTGGTCTTACGCATCATGTGCGTAACACGCTCAGCAGTCTGGAGATTTGACGCCCCGTACGGCATGATCAGGTCTTCAGCCGAGACGTACAGCGATACTTGGCGGTCTAGTGACGGGTCGAAATAGACCTTTTTGAATGCAGCACCGGCAAGTCCGAGACTAAACAACATGCGCTCATGCTCTGAGCGATACTCCGTCATCTTCTCAGTAAGCTGATAGTTCATGTCTTCTCCGACACGATCCGCCGCTTCTTCCTTAATATCGTCAATCTCGCCAATAATCTGGGTTTTTACCGGCCCTTGAGCCGGAAAAGTCTCCATAATCGTCTCGGCTTGGAACCTGATAGCCGCTTCGGTCAGCACGGTGGAGAACACGCCACATGCGCCATCCCACGGCTCGGTACGCTGCTCGTACTTGAGCCCAAGCACCTCTAGGCCCCGCACGTAGGTGTCTGCCCAGTCTTTGCGACTATTAATGTCTGCCGTTACTAGCTCATCAATGTCATCTGCGATGCCAGAAAGCTCGCTTTCCGACATAGATTCGGCCAAATTTGCGTCAAAATTCTCATCTTCGGAGTCAATATCGCCCTCGATAAGCACAATTTCGACACCATCGTCGTTTTCGTCCATCAAATCGGGCGATTCCACCTCAAATTCGACAGAATCGAGGCTACCTAACCCCATTTCGTCTTCTAATTCGGGCATTTCTGCCTCAAAATCACCCATATCTTCGATATTTACAGCCATTTTTAGCCTTTAGTAGTACGCTAAGCGGCGGCGAGACTTAAAATACTCTTCAGCATCCTTCTCGTCGCTCGGCAATTTGATAAACCCACCTTGACGGAACCGCATCAGGGCTTGCGTGCAGGAGTCTACCAAGTCATCGTTCTCTCCGGCAGGGAAAGATGCGAATTCCTCAATAACTTCTTCAGCCCAACGGGTCTGCGGTGCCCATACTACGCCACTTGCGAACAAATCTGCTATTGAATTAACACGCGCTATCTTGTCATTGCTTGCCGCCCTAGAGCCTCTTGACGGAGTATACTCTGAAAGCATGACGCCCATGCTACGCAACTCTTGAATTAGCGGAGTGCCCGACGCTTTTGCCTCGATGATGCAGGTGTCTGGGTTGTACTCTTTATATAGCTCAAGCGCCTTCTTCTTCAGGTCGGGGAAGTCCATCCTTGCCTTAAATGAGTCCAACAGGATCAGGTTGGGCATCTTGTCGCCGTGCTCATTGTCTTTATTAAACACGCCCCACGTGGTGCAGGCAGAGTAGTCGGACCGCTCCTTGGCTGAGAATGCGCAGTCCCACGACTGTATAATATAGTCAACCTCCGGTGGGTCTTCTTTTTCCCACTCCTTCCACCACTCCCTCTTAATAATAGAGCCCCCCGCACCGGAGGGCTGCTGCATGTACTGTGCGTCCCACTTGTGAACCGGCAGTTCATCTTTAAGAGCCTGAAGTTCTTTTAGAGACCAGAACTGAGGCCATAGGGGTTTACCCGAGGGCATGATGGCAGGTAGCTCGATCACCTCCCATTCCTCACCGCCACGGGTGAGGGAGCTTTTTATGACCTGCGCCGTGAGATCTCGCTTAGACCAGCGCGTCATCACTATAATAATAGAGCCCCCCGGTTGCAGACGCTGACGCGGCCCGGACGTGTACCACTCGTACACCCTGTCGTAGACCTCACGGTTGGTCTCTCCTAGAGCAGCTTCTTGCTCAGAGTGGGGGTCATCAATAATAAGCAGGTCGGCACCTTTACCGGTAACCGCGCCCCCCACACCGATAGCAAAGTAGTCGCCTCCCTTGTTGGTGCTCCAGCGTCCAGCAGCCTTGGAATCTGCCTGAAGGGAGACCTCTGGGAAGATTGTCTTATAGGAGTCGGAGTCAACAAGGTTACGCACCTTTCGGCCAAAGCCGGTCGCCAACTCCGACGTATGCGAAGTCTGAATTACTTTCTTTTCTGGAAAGCGCCCAAGGAACCATGCGGGCAAAAGAAATGATGCAAACTCGGATTTGGTATGCCGTGGCGGCATGTTGATAATAACGCGCTTGATCTCACCTTCGGCTACTTTCTCAAACGCATCAGCCATAATCCTATGGTGCTTGCCGTGAATAAACCCCGGCCACATCTCTTGCACAAACGACAAGAAATCAGACTTGCACCCCTCGACCTTGCGGCGACGGTTTAATTCTTGCAGTAGGGAAGATGCCTTCTCCCTAATCTCCGGCGGCATAACGGCAAGTGCCGACTGTATTGCAACCGGATCAAGGTTCATCAAATGGAACCTCTTCTTCGGGGGTATCTTCGGGGGTATCTTCGGGGGTATCTTCGGGGGTATCTTCGGGGGTATCTTCGGGGGTATCTTCGGGGGTATCTTCGGGGGTGTCGTCTATTGGCTCAACTTCTTGCACGTACTTACTAAAGTACGCCTCAAGCTCTTTCTCAAGATCTCGGGTCGTTTTATCTTTAATAGTGATCTCGGTGCGGTCGGCAAATAGCCCGACATCGGCAACTTTACCCAATAACTCCAACGCTTTAATCCGAATCTTTACATCCGGATCGTCCGTCAGTTCTAGCAGGCGGTTGGTTGCGTAATACCGGATCTGGGCGGGGTCGTCCACTATCCGCTTGTCATAAGCAGTTAGCAGGTTGTTGATCTGATTCAGTGGCCCATTGCTGACGTGGGTGGGCATGGCTTGAACCGGCGCAGCGGTGAACCCCGGCGCGAACAGATTTTCCGGCGCATCGCTACAAGCCGCTTGGGCATTCGCAAAAATTGTGCTGAAGTCAGACAATGTAAAGAGGAAAAGTTATGAAAAAAATATATACCCCCCGGGGGTGTGTTGGGAATAATAGGGGGGTGGGTGGGCAATGTCAAGAAATAGAGGATTGGATGAGCGAATTAGTATAGTAGAAGAGTGGCGCTCGCCCGGTACTTATTAGGGCCTCCCCCGGTATGGTGGGGTATCGCTCCCGGCGTTTCGTAAAACTTTTACAGAGACTTGACAATGTACCGGGTTTGCCTGATAATTCAATCACTCCGGCGCTTTTGTCGGGGCAATCAAATGGAGTTCTATCATGGGTAAAGCCATTCTCACCGTTCAGCTCAACGCCGTTGAGTCCGCTAAACTGGCCGATGCGGTTAAAGCTGACCAAAGCGCACGTGCCCTCGCGGGCGAAGTCGGGGTCCTATACGTTCAGCGCACCAAGCAACAAGTGTGGGACCCCAAGTCTCCGTATTATGTGCACTTCGCATCGGCCATTGAGGCCGTGGTACTTAAGGCCGCGCCTACGTATTCGAACGTCCGCATGCTAACCAAGTATGCACGTGATTCTGCTCAGTCGTGGTACGTGGCCGAGGGCGATGCGGACCTAAAGACCGCACGGGATGCGGCAGATGCGGCAAAAGCGGAAGCTAAAGCGCACGACGCAGTGGTGGCGGCGGCGGCGGCGGAAGCAAAACGGGAAGACATTACAGTGTCTGAACAGAAACTTGCCAAGGCCCGATTAGGGGAAGCCAAGGCCAAGCGCACTGCGGCAAGAAACACGGCCACCACCAAGGCCACGGAATATGCGGTCGCATTTGAGGCCAAGTTTCCTAGGCCGGTGACGCTACTTTCGAAGCAAGACAAACTGTCAGAGTTTGTCAAAAGTGTAAAAACACTAAAGGCCAAGTTTGAAGCGCTTGAGGATGCGTCGGTCGACAAGTATGTCCACGACGCGACGACGGCTTATCTTGAGAAGATGAAGCGCTGGACCGAGGTAGCACCAGCGAAATAACCCTCGCTTCCCTAAGAACCCCCGGAGAAATCCGGGGGTTTTTTTCGCCCAAATTTTGGGCGAATCGCCAGTTCCGTACGCACTCTCGCCCGCTGGCGTAAAAGATTTACGTTCTGGCTCTGGGTTACGCTGAGACTCAGCGTAAGGTATCAGCACGGGGTTTGTCAATAAAAAACGCCCCGGAAGTCTAGCTCGCGGGGCGTTTGGGTGAACTCTCAAATAAATATTTATGGAGATCGGCTTACAATGTACAAAAGGGCTGTTTTTTGCCTGTTTCGGTTACGCTGTCGCCAGCGTAAGGTATTGGACGCTAGAAGTCAAGTAAAAATGCCCCTGAATCGCC